ATTTATTATAAGTATATAATACATCTTCATCAAAATTATCTTTAATAAATTCTCTACACATGTCGTCATCATATAAATAATGATTAAATTCTGGGTTTTGTTTTTTTAATAATTCTACATTTTCTTTCATTTTTGGTGGCAAATCTAATGTATTCCAAGTTTGAAAAATATTTAATGGAATAATAGAATATATTAATTGTGCTTGTGATTGTGCTTGTGCCTTTGCTTGTGCTTGTGCCTTTGCTTGTGCTTGTGCCTTTGCTTGTGCTCGTGCTCGTGCTTGTGCATTTGCTTGTGCTTGCTTTCGTGAATAATATTTTAGATTAAACATATAATTAATAATATAATTATTAATATATTATTAATCATATATTTAACCTAATACTGTTGTTTTTATTTTAAATTTATATAACATACTTTAATCAATTTCATTCATATCCTCAAAATCATCAATACTTTGTTCAATAATTTTTTCATTACCGCCGATTTTACAATTTTTATTTGTGTATTTATCTAAATACCTATAAATTCGATTAATATCTAATTTACTAATTTCATAGGATTCAAAAATAGTATTTATTTCTTCGTCTGTATATTTATTTCGTAAATCAAGAAAAAATGAAAAAGTATCCTTTTTATCAAGTGATAATTTTTGACACAGCTCTTGAATAAAAACGGAATTATTATATTCTGTACTATATTTTGTTAGCACCTTTGTAAAACGAATTTCATTTATTTTTGATTCTTTTTTTGTTTGAATATTATTATGAAATATTCTATTACACGAAAATGTTTTAATAAGAGAACTCATTTCATTAAATTGCCAAATTTGTTTTTGAAATGTAACACGGTCTATATAATCTGCAAAACATATTTTATCCAAAATCGTTGTATATAAAGATACTGCTTCTTGTTTTGGTTTTTTATTAATAATATCTATAATATTTTCATGAAATAAAAGTCCAACAATTGTACGATCAGTATCACTCATTATATTTGTATGTTCTGCAATATCATATGATTTATTAAATAAATTCATGGTAATATCCTTTGTATCCTCATTATACGACTTCGGGTTTAAAATATTTTGGATTATTTCATTTTTCAATATGGAATTATGTTTTTTATAAATATCATTAATTGAGTTTAATTTTCGTAGATCGCCTTGTAAATAGGAAACTAAACTTGAAATAATACTATCATTTAATGAAGGCGTCGATAATTTTAAAATAGTATACATTTGCGTGTTTAATGGAGTTTTTAATTCAAATACATTACATACTTTCATTAGTTCTTTAATTTTTTTATCAATATGATAACTACTAATACATATAATTGGACTTAATGATAAGTCTTCTAATTTTTGTTTTTTTGTTTTTTTTGGACGAATTACTTTTATTAATGAATTTATACCTCCTTTATCGCCATTATTCATTCCATCAATTTCGTCCATTATAATAGCGATTCGTTTTTTTGTTCCATTCATTAAACTAACTACACTTTTATCTGACATATTATTTTTTGTTATTGTATCAATAATTGATTTATTGCGGATGTCTCCTGCGTCATATTTAATAATATCATAATTTAATTCTTTTAATAAATTTATAACGAAATGGGTTTTACCGCTCCCTGGCGCACCATATATGTATATCCCTCGTTTAAATGATAGATTATTTTTATTTGTTTCAAATTGCAATAAAATATTTTTAATTGATTTTGATATTGTTTCTCTATTAAGAATACTATTGTAATTAATATAGTTAATACTGTTATAATTAGTAGATTGCATTAATAAACAATATATTAATCTTTTTATATTTAATTAAATAACTTATATAAATTATTTCATTAATTATTTCATTAATTATTTCATTAAACGCCAGTTAAATCCGTGTTGTTAGTAATTCCATCCCAAGTTAAATTGCATGCTTTTGCCCAGTCATATTTTTTTTGTAAACCGCTATTTCCGCTCCACTGTGCAGTTGTAAAATCCATATTCTTATTACATTTTGAATTGCCTAAATCCATACTATTCTTACAAACATTTTCCGAAACCTCCCAGTAATCAGGACAATTAGCAATAACCGGAGGATAATTTGAGGTGTACTTTTGACGATAAAGTGTTATACCGATAAAACATAAAGATATGATTAAAATAGTTGTTGCTACAGTGACTACTGTTTTTTGAAAGACCGCCATCTATATTATATTATACATATATTATTCATTTTTATCAATAGAAAAACTATTAAACTATTAAAACTATTAAGTTTAATAATTTTTCTATTGTTTTTATATATGAATAATCAATTTAATGGTACAAAAAATACTAACGGAAGAGTCAATATATTAGGACCAAATAGTGATATACATTTTTCTATGATGGATCGTATCCCAGTTAATAGTACTAATTATTCGTGTCGGGATGCTATGACTGGCAATTGGTATGATACTGAATTATCAAACGCATTTTTTAGTTCTAAAAATATTCAAATAATACAAAATGGTATTCGAGCAGGGGTATATAATAAGTCAAATCAACAATATGTAGTAGGCGAACAAAATTTAGATGAATTACAAATTATTATGCGAGGTATTTTTTTACAATATGCTATAAATCAGCCATTAGGTATTACACAACAAATAAATGATCTAAATAAATTAGTATTAGATTTTGCAATAAATCAAGTATGGGGAGAAGCTGAGGGATATATGAAATATAAAAGAGACGCAAGTACTTTGGTTGTGCCAATAGCTATGCCGATTCTTTCATACAGTAATGATAAACAACTGGAACTAAAACCTTGGTTTTAATGTTAATATGTATATAAAAAATAATTTTATATACATTTATTTGAATTTATCTAATTATAAATTTACTTCTTTTTAACAACCTTCTTCTTTTTTGACTGCACAACGCCACTATTTGAATCCGTGTCATTTTTTACACTAATACTCGCCATTTTTACATATTCTGTTCGTAAATTTGCCAGTTCATTTAACCATAATTGGGTTTCACTCGTTTTTTGGAGTGTATCCAATTCCTTGTTTTTACTGTCCCGTTCATTCATAATTTTATTAACATTTTCTTCGGTTACACTGTCCATCGGCAATCGCACCAAATATTTATAATCGGAATCTTCATCAATAATTGCATAATCACGCTCTTTCAAAATTGACGATACTTCCGCCGTTTTCTTTTTACGGAGGTCAAGCGTATCCTCCAATAATTCACTGATAAATCGAGCTTTATTTGACAAAATCATCGATTCTTTTTCTAAAGCTACTATTTGATAAGCCTTGCGTTTAATATAATAATCCATACGCACTCTCATGTAGCGCTCTACCAATTCTTCTACTTTTTCACATTTTACTAATTTTTCTTTTTCATCAAACACATGCATATTTGTTGTTGAACGCGTCGTATACAATTTCAATAATTTTTCTAAAGCAGTACAGTTATTTTCGATAATTTCATCTTTTAATGAAGGAATAATACCAGTTGAAAATGTTATGGTGATATCGACTGTTGTATCCGTACTCATGTCAATATAATCCTTAACTTGGTTTGTAGCCTTTTCTTTTTTCGGTTTTTTTTTATTATTCGCTTCATTTGTCGAAACTGTTGTCTTTGCATCAATTAATTCTTCAATATATTTTTTATAGTCGTCAGTCCATGTACCAATCGGTAACTCAGTAATGCGAACTTGTTTATCAGATAGAATAGAATAAACACCTTTAATTAAATGTTTACTTTCAGATAAAGGAATAATAGATCCTTTAAACCCATTATAATATGGGATAAGATTAGATGGAAGTAACGATTCTTTATCAGTATTTAATTTATCGCGAACATAGTCCATAATAGATAATGGATTATAGTTTAGAATATCAGTACTGAACCCAGTTCCAATCCCTTTGCCTCCATTCACGAGCTGCATTGGAATAATTGGTACATAGAACATTGGTTCAACTGGAGTACCATCATCTTCCAAGTAGGTGAGAATGGGGTCATCTGCTTCGGGGAAAATAAGACGCGTCAATTTGCTTAATTGCGTGCAAATATACCTTTCTGACGCGGCATCATCGCCACCTTGTAGACGCGTCCCAAACTGTCCATTCGGTTCAAGTAGATTAATATTATTTGAGCCAACGAAATTTTGCGCCATATTGATAATAGCACCATATAAGCTCTGTTCGCCGTGATGATAACGGCTTTTTTCGGATACAGACCCACCGAGCTGCGCAACCTTGATTTCATGGGTTAATCGTCTTTCTAAACAAGTATAGAGGATTTTACGCTGACTTGTTTTGAGACCATCAATCCCGTTTGGAATCGATCGTTCGCAATCATATTTTGAGAAATGAATCATTTCTTGTCCAATAAATTCTTCATATTTAACATCGGACTTATTTGTATCTAAATAAAGTGTGCGGTCATAATTTTCTAACCAGTCCTTTCGGTCAGCCGCACGCTTTTTATTAAACACTTTATCAATTGCGTCTCGGCTTTCTTCTCCGGAACTTACAAAATTCACGATTTTTTTATTAGCAAAATATTCTTTGAATTCTTTGCCTGTACTGGTCCCCAGCCCTTTATAATATTTAAATGACCAACCCTTAACATTATTTGTCGCTTTCCACTCTTCGTATTCGCCGTCATTATAGAACAATTTTTCTTGTGCGCCCTTTCGTGCTTTAATAATCGGCGTATTCATAAAACCAATAAAGCCAGGGATAGAAATCAGCGTAGACCATTCTGAATCAAACAGATTAATACAGAGACCTTTAATATGGCTGCCGTCTAAATCTTGGTCTGTCATAAATAAGATCTTTCCATAACGCAACATTTTTTTTGCCTCATCCGGCGTATATTTTTTTCCAGCTTCTAATCCAACAATTTGTTTGATTTCGTGAATTTCTTTCACTTCTGAAATTCGTTTGGCCGCTTCGCCTCGCACATTAAACAGCTTACCACGAAGTGGATAAACACCAATAGTATTGCGATCAGTTGTAGATAACCCGCTCATAATACCCGCTTTGGCCGAATCTCCTTCACATAGAATTAAAATACACTTGTCGCTGTTGGCACCGCCCGCATCATTTGCGTCAACTAATTTTGGAATACCGCGCACCGATTTGCTTTTATTTCCATCTTTAGTTTTGATGGTTTTACATGTTTTCACCTCGGTTAAAGCGCACGCTGCGTCCATAATACCAAGTTTTGCCGCCTTTTCAATAAATTTATCACTAATATCACATGAAGAACCAAAATTTGCAACTGGCGTATTCATATAATCTTTCGTTTGGCTATCAAACGCAGGATTTTCAATAACACAACGAACAAAGAGGAAGAGTTGTTCTTTGATGGTATTCGGCTTCACATCAATCTTTTTCTTTTGCTTAATGTATGCTGTCATTTTACGCACAAACTGGTTTAATATATAGTCTACATGTTTACCACCCTTTCCAGTATAAATACCATTTACAAAGGACACATGGGTAAATTCTTCTTTTGGTGCCATACAAATAACATATTCCCATCGTTCATTTGCCTCCTCATGAACACGAGTGGTGGTTGCTTTATCGCCAACATACAAATCTACATATTGGAGGAAATTTTTCACTGGGACTAATTCGCCATTATATTTTACCTTGATGTTTTTATCAGTTACCGCAGCTAAATCAAATACGCGGCGTTTTAATAAGGACAGCATATCAACCGTTAATCCGGTTAATCCCATTCGTTTATAATCAGGTTTGAATGAAATAAGAGTATACGGTTTTTTTGCACATTTAGTAACTGTTGGAGGGTTAATCACATTTAAATTGTCTTCAAATTCTTGAACATATTTAAGACCGCGGGTATGATCAATTGTTTCTATTTTCCCCCAACTAGACCAAATAAATGCAAGCTTAATACCAAACCCATTTTTACCACCTGTTGTTTTTTTTGCTTCTTTATCATAATTGGTCGATGTACGCAAATGAGCGAAAATAAGTTCAGGAATCCAAATATTTTCTGCAGGATGTTTTGCTACATCAATACCGTTTCCATTATTATAAATCGTAATTGTTCCATCCTTTTCATCAATACTAATATCAATTTCAGTAACAGGTAGATTTGTTGTTTTTTTACTTGATTTAATAGACTCAGTTGATTGTTCTTGTTGTTTTGCAATAAGCTCGTTCATTCGCACTACATGATCACGGGCATTAACCATTGCTTCATCCACAATTTTATAAAGACCAGGAACAATAGATACTTGTTTAGCTATAATAGTTGTATTGGACAATGTATTTTCTCCATCAGTAGATGTGTTGTCGCAATTGATTACAAATGTATCATAATCAGTCAAGGTCATTGAACCAGTATAAGTATCAGGTGTATCAAGAACATGTTCTTTATCTGTCTTTTTTTGATATTTTTGAGCAAGATTTTGTTTATCATTTGCTGACGAGGAATCAATTTTAACAGATGCCATACTGAGATTTAGTACTAATATATTATTATAATATTAAGTGTATAAATCATTTTTCAATTTTATTATTTATTATTTATTATTTATTGTTTTACATACATTTATAAAAATGTTTTAATAATGTTTTTTTCTAAAAAAAAGAATTGATATTAAGTATATATGGCATTTGATCAAAGTCAAAATTTTGTATATACAGGACAAACAGAATATTGGAAGAAGGATATAAATGTATCATCAGCGCTTTTTATTTTAAAAGGTGCTGGCGGCGCTGGCGGAAAGTTTAATTCAACAATGGGCGGCGGTGGAGCATATGTATTTGCAAAATATGATTATTTGAACTCTGATATAAGTTATAATGTGAGTATAAATATTGGAAGCGGTGGAAAACCGCCGCCTGTAAAAACTGGTGGAAATAGTACAGGTGGTATGGATGTTATTGGGATTGGGTATCAGAGTAATGCAGGCGATGGAACAACATTAAATAATTTAGAAAGTGGAGGCGGTGGAGGTTTAACAAGCGTAAATTATATAGATATTGACGGAAATATTATTATAAAAAATATTGCGGGCGGCGGCGGCGGTGGAGGTAGTGTTAGTGGAACTAATGGAGGAGATGGTGATAAAATTGGATTTACTGGTTCAGGAACTGGCGGCGGTGAAGGCGGTAATACCGATTCAAATGGTAATCCCGGATTAGGTGGTGAAAATGGCGGATCAAATGGATATCAATATGTTGATAGTAGTTCTAACGGGGTATATACATATTTAGGAGGCGGTGGTGGCGGTGGTGGATCTTTTGCTGGTGGTGGGGGAGGGGCTGGTTATGGCGGAGGCGCTGGTGGAAATAAAGGCGGTGGTGGCGGCGGGGGATCATATGCGTTATTATCGTCACGAAATTTATTTGTAGCTGGCGCGGGAGGAGCAGGCGGAACTCAAGGCAATCCAGGCGCAAATGGAAGTCTACAAGTTTTATGGAATGTGAGAACTATATTCCCTCCTCCATTTGTTCGTATGTTTATGTTAAATGCACAGCATACTTGTAAAAGTATATATACTGCACCAATAATAAAACCGTCGCTTGCTTACCCATCTTACCTTACAGATAGTTTAACCTTTCCATATGCTGCAATTATTGGGTCAGATAAAGAAATTTATATTATTTCAGGAGAAGGCATATTGTATGCATTTGATCATAATTTTGAGTATAGATGGAAATATAGTGCTCCTACAAACTATAAATTTACAGGAACACCAGCAATATCAAATAATGGAACATTATATATAGCATCCATAACAACAACTAATCAAAACTACTTGTTTGCTATTATAGATATAAATATTGGTAATAGTATTTTAGCTGTTATAAAATGGAAATTTGAAATTGACGGAAAATCAGCAGTGTCGCCTCTTATGGATGACCGGACCACCACAACCGATAATATTATTTATGTAGGAACAGATAATGGATCTTTATATTCTATAAAAGATGATGCTAGTGCAGGGACACTATTATGGAAATATTCAACACCATTGTCGCACCCAATAAATGGTGTACCGGTATTTAATATATCCTATAATAAAATGTGTTATACAACAAAAAAAACTACAATTCCAACGAGTTCATCTATTTATGTTATCGATATATCTACTAATAACTTAAGTGTTCCAGTTCCACTATTTACTAAAACAATTAATTCCAATAACGAATACTACCAAACACCATCAATCGATGATAATAGTCATATATATGTACCTACTACAAATAATAATATATACGCATATGACATTAGTAATAATGTTGGCGCAACATTAAATGAATTATGGAGTTTATCTATAGATGATAGTGATCTATCGTCAATAGCAATTAATAATAATAATAATAATCAACTTATATTTACAACACATAGAAAGTTAAATATAGTGAATAGTTTAACTGGAAGATTAGATTGGGAATATGAGGTTGATACGGTATCATCGTCTGTTTCTAATAATTCAATTCCAATCATTGATTCAAATAATAATATTTATTTTGGTAGCCGCGATACACACTTATATTCAATTAACGCGATTACTCGTAATTTTAACTGGAAATATAAAACAGGCGGCACAATTCAATGTATGCCTATTATTGATAGTACTGGATCTATTATAATAGGAACGAGCGATAGTAAAATATATAAATTTGCTGGAAATGGTCCTATTGTTCCTATATCATCACCTATTTTGCCAATGTTCATGATTAACCCTCAACATACCGGGTTATCTCCATATATAGGACCTCCTGCTTTACCTACTACATTATGGAGTACTGATTTTGTTTCTGGAAATTTATTTGTTTCGCCATCAATTTCTATTGCGTCTAATGGTACACTGTATCTGGGGTCTGATGACGGATATATATATGCTTTTAGCCCTGCAATCCCCGCAAACAATCATGTGATTTGGAAAAAACAATTAATTGATATAGTTAAATATCCTAGGACATCTCAGCTATATACTACACCCGTTATTGCATTTGATGGCACAATTTATATTGGTTCAAATGAAGGTTATCTTTACGCATTAAATCCAGATGATGGTTCCATTAAATGGAGTTATTATGCTGACAACCCTTTACAATCTTCGCCGACCATAGATAATACTACCAAAACTATTTATTTTGGGGCAGGATACAGTGTGTACGCGATTGCAGATGCTGGATATAAAGGTTATCTCAAATGGCTAACACCGTTTGATACAAGTGGAAATGTATATTCATCCCCAGCCCTTGGTCATAATGGGAATTTATATTTTGGTTCAGACGACGGATATGTTTATGCCGTTGATAGTTTTAGAGGGTTATTCGTATGGAAACAAAGCACTAATACTACACCAGTACCGCCCAATATTAATCCAATATTTACCTCGCCGGCGGTCGACTTATCAAATAATGTAATTATAGGGAATGGGTCCTTCATGGATGGTGTTTTATATTGTTACGACGGTGATAGTGGCACTGAGTTATGGAATAATAGTTATGACGCGAATATTGGTCCCTTCTATAATACAGTAGCTGTTTCTGGAGATACTATTTATTTAAGCACAATATCATATGTTTACGCAATTGATAGAATAAATGGAACTGAAAAGTATAAATTTCAAAAAGGAAATTATTATTATACATCCCCAGTTATAGATGCGAATGGTAAACTTTATTTGGCTTCATTAAGCGTATATACAAATGATGGAATATTACATTCAATAACTGATGATGGCACAAAACTTATTGAAAATTGGAGATATAATGTATCTCATGGTCGTTTAGCGCCACCGGTAATTGGTGCGAATGGAACAATATATATTAGTTCAACTGCAAACAAAATTTATGCGATTAAGTAAATAAATACAATAATAAATACAATAAATACAATAATATATTATTATAATACAATATAAATACAATATAAATAAATGACTGAAAATACATTCATTTATCCAGCCAATCGTACAACTGACGGCTGTACAAACCTTTTATTAATTGATCAAGCCGTCCGTGACACACAAGTATTTGTATCGTCCGCGAACGCAACGACTTATCCCCT